AGGATGTAGACGCAATTGACTACTCTACAAGTGAACAACCTGCCGAACATAAGTCACATAACCTCTTAGAATTGGACAATGGGCAGTTTTGTTTGTATCCAAATAACAGAATGCGTATATACGACAACAGTTTAACACCCGAAACACCAAAAGTACCCGATTTTAAGGTGTCAACTGTCTATTATCAGGTAGAAAACGGTCATGACCGTGATGGATTGGGTTCAGAAGAGAATTATTTTTGGAAAACATCAAAAGAAAGGAAAAATATTGATAAAAGAAAGCCATTTGAACCAGAATTAGGATAAATAATAACATTTACAAAAAAAGTGTCATAAATAAAACAGGAAACACCTGTTTACATGGCAATAAAACGGATATCAAGAGCATTTAAGGACATTAGCTTGTCTTTTACCCCTCATCCTGTCACAAAAGACCTTACAATTCTCAAAAATGAGAACGCAATTAAGAAATCTGTAAGAAATTTAGTACAAACAATCCCAACTGAGAGGTTTTTTAACTCAGCATTGGGATCTGAGGTGCGTGATAGCCTATTTGACTTTGTTGATTTTGGTACTGCGTCTGTAATACAGAACCAAATTGAAATTACACTGGAAAACTTTGAACCAAGAGTCGAAAATGTGGTCGTTGAGGTACAACCAAGACCAGATTTGAACGAATTTCAAGTCACAGTTATATTTGACATTATAGGGCAAGAATTTCCAACCCAAGATTTCACATTTATGCTCGAAGCAACAAGATAAATGCCTTTTACTAAGTTTACAAACCTCGATTTTGATCAAATCAAGACATCAATTAAGGATTATCTCCGTTCTAACTCGGATTTTTCAGATTTTGACTTTGAAGGGTCTAATTTTTCGGTTTTAATAGACACTTTAGCATATAATACGTATATTACAGCATTTAACTCCAACATGATTGTGAATGAGTCCTTTTTAGACTCTGCAACATTGCGTGAGAATGTAGTTGCACTTGCTAGAAACGTTGGATATGTACCAAGATCAAGAACTGCTGCTCAAGCAACAATATCATTTGATGTAACTGTAAACTCAAATACACCAACATTAACACTACAACCTGGTTTAGTCTGTGTAGGCAATCAAAGTGACACTGCTTTTGTATTTTCAATACCAGAAACTATTACATCTGCTGCTACACAAACATTAGATGGATTAGGTAACGTTTCATCAAGTACTGCTTCATTTAATGATGTAATTGTATATCAGGGAACTTATTTAAGTAAAACATTCACAGTAGATGGTTCATTAGATCAAAGATTTATACTAGACAATGCATTTATTGACACTTCAACAATACGTGTTTATGTAAAAGGTGCTGCAGACACAGGTTTAGGAAGAGAATATCGTAAAGTAGACAATATATTAAACATATCAGGTACTTCTGAGACATACTTGATACAGGAGGTTACAGATGAGAGATATGAATTGTTATTTGGTGATGGTGTATTTGGCAAAAAACTAGAAAATGAAGCAGTAATCACTGTTAGATACATTATTACTGATGGAATTGAAGGTAATGGTCCTTCATCATTTACTTACTCAGGTAGTGTTACTTCATCAACTGAGCAAATAGTATTACCATCAAGCACACCTGTTATAACTACCACTCAGTCGGCATCTAATGGGGGTAATATTGAGTCTATAGACTCTATTAAGTATTTTGCTCCAAGACTTTACTCATCGCAGTATAGAGCAGTTACAGGAAGGGATTATGAGTCAGTTATTCAACAAATCTATCCTAATACTGAGTCTGTATCAGTGGTTGGTGGTGAAGAATTAGATCCACCAGAATTTGGGACAGTTTTTATAACAATCAAACCAAAAAATGGTGAATTTGTATCTGATTTTGATAAAAGAGCAATTTTATCAAACTTAAAAAGTTACTCATTAGCAGGTATTAATCAAAAACTACTTGATTTGAAATTATTGTATGTTGAATTAGAAAGTTATGTATATTATGACCCATCTAAGACATCAACTGTATCTGAATTGAAAACTAATATTATAAATGGTCTTACTACTTACTCTAATACAACCGATTTAAATAAATTTGGTGGAAGATTTAGATATAGTAAGGTACTAAATGTCATTGATAATATAGATAAATCAATTACATCTAATATAACAAGGGTTATTGTTAGAAGAAATTTAAGAGCACTAACAAACCAGTTTGCTCAATATGAATTATGTTATGGTAATAAGTTTCATATTAACCCAGAAGGTAAGAATATTAAGAGTACTGGATTTACTATTGCTGGATTTAGTGACACTCTTTATATTACCGATATTCCAAATAAGCATAGTGATGGTACTTTAGATGGAAGTGGAAAGGGTGTATTGGCTATTGTAAAGGGTGATGCTGAGTTATCAAGAAGTCAGTTGGTAGTTTCTTCCGCAGGAACTGTTGATTATGATCATGGAGAGATAATTCTATCTACAATTAACTTCACATCAACCGTTAAGACAAATAATATTATTGAAATACAAGCATTCCCAGAATCTAATGATGTTATTGGATTGAAGGACTTATATTTGAGTTTTGACGTTGGAAATAGTGAGATAAATATGGTTAAAGACACAATTTCTTCTGGTGAACAGATATCTGGTGTCGGTTATAAAGTTACATCAAGTTATGCAAACGGAGCATTAATAAGAGGATAATATGATCACTACTGGAATTGATAAAAGAGTCAAAGTCCAACAGATAATTGAAAACCAAGTTCCAGAGTTTTTATTATCTGAGAGTCCAAAGGCAGTAGATTTTTTAAAACAATATTACATATCACAGGAATATCAAGGAGGTCCAATTGACCTAACTGATAACCTAGATCAGTATTTAAAATTAGATAATTTAACACCAGAAGTTGTTGTTGGTGAAACTAAGTTAAGTGCAGGGGTAACTACTGCTGCAACAACAATAAATGTTGATACTACAAAGGGATTTCCAAACGAATATGGTCTTTTCAAGATTAATGATGAAGTTATAACATATACTGGTGTTACTACAAACAGTTTTACTGGATGTATTCGTGGTTTTAGTGGTATAACGACTTATCATGCAGAAAATGAACCTAAAGAACTAGTTTTTTCAAGTACATCAGCAACTAATCACAGTAATGATGACACTGTTATCAATTTAAGTGCGTTATTTTTAAAAGAATTTTATAAAAAGACAAAATCAACACTTACACCAGGTTTAGATGATGTAGATTTTGTTAATAATCTAGATGTAAGCAATTTTATTAAAAATTCAAAATCATTATATCAATCAAAAGGTACAGAAGAGTCATTTAGAATTTTATTCAATGTTTTATACAATACAACTCCAACTATTGTAGATTTAGAGCAATATTTAATAAAACCATCTTCAGCAGAGTATATTAGAAGAGAAATAGTATTAGCAGAGGCATTATCTGGAAATCCATCTAATTTAGTTGGACAAACTATCATAAAATCAAATGATAGTGCAACTAGAGCATCAATATCTGAAGTAGAACCATTAACAAGAAAGGGAAAAGTATATTATAAAATAGGTTTATTTGTTGGTTTTAATGATGTTGACCTTATTGAAGGAACATTTAATATAACTGGTAAAACCAAAGTAATTGGCAATGTATCTGCAGGTTCTTCAGTAATAACTGTGGATTCTACTGTTGGATTTGCTCAAACAGGAACTTTAGTGTCTGGTATAAGCACAAATATCTATTATAATGATAAATCAGTCAATCAATTCTTTGGTTGTGAAAATATTATCGATGATATATCTACTTCTGATGATTTAAGATCAAATGAATTTTATTATGGTTATGAAAATGGTGATTTAAGTAAAAAAGTAGAAATTAGATTAACAGGAGTCTTATCAAAATTTGTTCCAACCTCAGATATTCGATTATTGACTGAAGGTGAAAAAATTACTGTTAGAAATGTTGGTGAAAAGATAACAAACCCTACAGAAGATAAAACTAAGAAGCAGATATTTGCAAACTCATGGATTTATAATACATCATCTAGATTTAGAATTGAAAGTATATCTGGTGCTAATATTGTCTTATTTACAAGAGATATTGATAAATCAAGTCTAAAAGTTGGAGATAATGTTGAAATATTATTCAGAAATGAAGAAACTAAGATATCTACGGGTATTGTAGGTAATATTGATAAACCAACTGGTACTATTTCACTTAATAATTTAACAAATCAACCAGGAATTACCTTATTTCCAGATCCAAATAGAGAATATGATTTAAGAAGAGTAATAAATCGTGCAACAAGTACAATAGCAGATATAGAATTTGGAAATAGTGTACTAACAACTGATGTAACAAATGTATATAATGAATCAAATACAAATTTTTATGTTGCATCTAACTCCCTACCATCATATCCAATTACTGCATCATTACCAAAAGCAGTATTGCCTAATGCCATAGCAGGTAATCAACTACCACAATCTGGGTATAATGGAGATACTCTTAAGTATAGTATTCTATCATTCCAAAATCCAGTTCCTTTTATAACTGGTGATGAAATTTTTTATACAGCTCAAGGAACAGTTTTACCAAATTTACCAGAAGCATCATATTTTGTTGAGGTATTAAACAATCCAAACCAAATACGTCTTTATAGATCAAGATCATTCATACCTATAGCCGATTTTGAAGAATTTGAAGCATTACCATCTGGTTCTGGAACTCATACATTCTCTTTAGTTGGTATTATTGAGCAAGAAATAGCTCCTCAAAAACTATTAAAGAAATTTCCATTAAGTCCTAATCTTACAAATGCAACATCAGTTGTTACAACACCTGGTACAACTGGAATGTTAGTGAATGGTGTTGAAATAAGAAATTACAAATCTGACGATAAAATATTTTTCGGACCTTTAGATAAAGTTAGTTTATTAAATGGTGGTAGTAACTATGATCTTTTAAAACCACCTACCATTGAGTTATCAGCACCTGTTGCAGGAAGTACCAATGCTTTAATAAGACCTGTAATTACAGGTTCTGTGGAAGATGTTCAGGTTGATCCTCAAGATTTTGATATTAAAAGAGTAATATCAGTTACTATTGAGGGTGGTAATGGAAATGGAGCTGTTTTAGAACCTTTATTATCAGAAAGAAGAAGAGAGATATCATTTGATGCAAGATTAATAGTAGAATCTGGTGGAATTGATAATATAAATGAAACTCTTACATTCTTGGATAAACACAATATTGTAAGTGGACAACCTCTTGTTTATGATAGAAATAACAATCCACCACTTGGAATAGGAACTGTAGGTAATGATAGTGGTACTTCTGTAGTTGGATTGGGAACTACAACCTTAGTTAATGCGTCTACATATTATCCATCTGTAATTAATCCAACCACAATAAAATTATTCCAAACATTAGATGATTATAATGCAGGTATTAACACTGTTGGATTTACAACTACTAATAAAATTGGTGTTCATAAATTTAAACTTTTAAGTAAAGAAAAAACCTTAAAAGATATTAGAGTTATAGATGGTGGAAGTGGATATGAAAATAGACAAGTTTATGTAAAACCAACTGGTATAAACACAATAACAAATACAATTCATTTTGATAATCATGGATTTAATCAAGGTGATAAAATTGTTTATTCTACTGCAGTTGGAATAGGATCAACACTACCAACAACTATTACTGGATTGACAACATCCACTGGTATAACTACAACTTCTAACTATTATCAAGTATTAAAGGTAAATGATAATTCATTCAGAATTGTAAATGCTGGTCTTGGTGGAACAATTAAAACTGATTATAATAGAAGTGATTATATTAAGTTCTCAGATCAAGGAACTGGGTTCCAAGTATTTAAATATCCAGATGTTAAATTAAATTTAAAATATGAACTTGCTAATACTAGTGTTGGTATCATAACTGCTACACCAGTTGTTAGAGGTCCTATTACTGATATTCTACTTTATGAAGAGGGTACTGGTTACGGATCTGATATACTTAATCTTGAAAAATCAGTAACAGTAAAGGTAAAAACAGGTAAAGACGCTCAATTAAAACCAATTATTACTGATGGAAAGATATCTTTCGTTGAAATACAGTCTAGAGGTCGTCAGTATTCTTCTGCTCCAGACTTAGAAGTAGTTGGAATAGGTACTGGTTTAGGTGCAAAGTTAAGAGCAGTTGTTGTAGATGGAAAAATTGATCAAGTCATAATATTAGATGGTGGTCTTCAATATCAGCAAGATAAAATTGATATAAAAGTAGTTCCACCAGGAACTGGCACTAAATTAGAAGTTTCTACTAGAGGACTCACTGTTAATACTTTCGCAAGGTATGGTAATGAAGCTCTTGTTGAAACTAATAATAAATTAGAATATTCAATTGTTGGATACTCTACTCAAATTGGAAATGATACATTTGGAGATACTGGTAACGGTCATTCTCCAATTATTGGTTGGGCTTATGATGGTAATCCAATATATGGTCCATATGGATATAGTGATGCCAATGATGATGATTCTTCTATTAGAATTTTAAACAGTGGATATGTATTAGATACTTCTAATATTGTAGATAGACCATCTGGATTTAGTAATGGATTTTTTGTTGAAGATTATAAATTTACAAATGTAGGTGATTTAGATGAGCATAATGGTAGATATGGAAGAACTCCAGAATATCCAAATGGAACTTATGCATATTTTGTTGGAGTTGCAACTAACACATTATTACCTTCTTTCCCATACTTTATAGGGCAATCTTATAGATCAGATCCATCTACAGAAAATTTCAATATTAATCAAAATACTTTCAATTTTGATACATCAGATTTAATACGTAACAGTTATCCATATAAAGTATCTGATGAATTTGCAGATAATGATTTTATTGTAGAATCAAATGAAATAACACAACAATCCTCAATTGTTGAATCAACAACATCAGGTTCTATTGATTCTATTGATATCATAAATGTTGGTGACAATTATGAGATTGGTGATAGTGCAATATTTGATAATACTGATACAAATGGTGGTGGATTAAGTGTATCTGTAAAACGTTTACAAGGAAAAGAGATAACATCTATTGAAACAACAGTAGATACCCATGAAAATGTAGTTTTTGTATGGAGAAATCCACAACATGTTGCTGCTTATATTTCCACTGCTCCAAGTTTAAATGGACTTGATAATGTTATTGTATCAGGTTTAAGTACTTCTTTAATAAAAGGTTTAGCAGGTTCACACCAAATTGGAATAGATACTGCTCAAACAGTTCTTTATCAGGAAGTACCAAATTCTGCAACAACTGGTATTGTGACTGATATTTACGTTTCACATATACCAGGGCATATTTCAGTTGGCAGCAGTATTGGAATTGGAACAGAAAAATTATTAGTTTTAAATACTTTTAATCAAAATAATATTTTAAGAGTAAAAAGAGGTGCTGTATCGGGTGTTCATACAGTATCAACAAAAGTTAGTTTAATACCTAGTTATTTCAATATACCACTTGAAACTGATTTATTCGACTCTAAAGTAAATGATTTAGTTTACTTTAATCCACATGAGTCTATAGGTGTTGGTACAGTTGTTGGATTAGGATCAACAGCAACATCAACTTTAGGTGATCTTGTAAAAGTTGTATCTACACCAACTCATAGCATTTTCTTACCTGATCATCCATTTAAGACAAATCAAAGAGTTACTTTAACAAAACCTGCATCAGGTTATGGAATAACAGTTTCCGATGATGATGGTGTTTCTACATTTAAATTACCATCTGGTTCAGCAAATAGTGAAGATGTATTCATAATAAGAAAATCAAAAGATTACGTTGGAATAGTCACACAAGTTGGTTTAACAACTTCAACCAATGGATTAGCATTTGTAGGTGATACAAAAGTTGGATCAAGTAGTTTTGAGTATCTCTTACAATCCAATCCAACACAAATTACAGGGACTCTACAACGTGTTGATGCTGTAGTAGCATTATCAACCGCACACAATTTGATTAATGGTGATGTTATTGATCTTAGTCTAACACCAAATGAATCTGTTGGAATAGGTACATCAGGGTCTATAGATGTTAGATTTGACAATCAAACACAGAATTTATTAATAAATCCAATTACATGCCCATCAAGTGGAGTTACAACCTCAACCAATAACTTTAATATTGCAGATCATAATTTAAAGACTGGTGATAAAGTTAAATATGCATCATCGTCAGTATCAGAGGGTTTAACAAATAATGAGTCTTACTATGTTTTCAAAGTTGATGATAATAACTTTAAATTAGGTGAAACTTATATTGATGTGACAAGTAATCCATCTAGTGTTATAGAGTTAAGTTCTACTGGTGGAACACATGAATTTTCATTAATTAACCCACCAATATCAGTTCTTAGGGATAATAACTTAGTTTTTGGATTAGGTCATACATCACTTCAAGGTTATGAATTAAATATTTTCTATGATAAAGATTACAAGAATCAATTTGTATCTGTTGGAAATACTTCAAATTTACAAGTTATAGGTGTTGGTACAGTAGGAGTAACTTCAACTGCTACATTAACTTTAAACTATTCTGATGATAATCCATCAGTTCTTTATTATAACTTGAAAAAATCAGGTTTTATAAGCACATCAGATACTGATGTATCACATTATAATAGAATAAACTATATTGATAGTAAGTATAGTGGTCAATATAGTATTTTTGATGTTCCACATGTAGTTGGTGTATCATATACTAATTTTAGTATTTCATTATCTGAAGTTCCTGAAAAATTATCTTATGAATCAACAGAAACGAGTGTCTTAAAGTATACTACCAAATCATCTAGAGCTAAAGGTCCTATAGACCAAGTTGGTATTGATTTTGGTGGAGTTGGATATGATAGTTTACCATCTTTCGTTAGTATTGGTTCAACTCAAGGAACTAATGCAACTTTACTTCCAGATTCTACATCAATTAATAGAATAGATGATGTTAGGATATTAAATCCAGGTTTTGAGTATTCATCTGATCCTACTCTTAAACCAGAGGCATTTATTTCTCCAGTCTTATCAATTATTAATTCTAATACTATTTCAAATATTGAAATATTAAGTGGTGGTGCTAATTATACAACAATACCCGATTTGGTAGTTGTAAATCCACTAACAGGTGATGAAGATAAATCTGGTGCTATTATTGCTGCAAGTATTGATGGTAGTTCATTAACAAGTGTTTCTATAGTTGTTGCACCTAAAGGATTGCAATCTATAACTCATAAAGTATTTGCTATTAACAACAGTAATGGATTAACAGTAAATCAATTACAATATAATCCTACAGTAGGTATAGTAACATGTACTCTTGTAACTCCAGTTTTAGGATTTACAACTGCTCCATTCTCTGTTAATGAAGAAATATATGTTGAAGGTCTTGAGAAATATGGGGATACTGGAACTGGATTTAACTCTGCAGATAATGGATTTAAATTCTTTAAAATAAGTGCTGTCAATAACACTAATCCAGCTACGATTGAATTTGATTTATCTTCAGTCACCAGTAATGCAGGGATTGCAAAAACTACTCAAAATTCATTTGGTATTGTAATTAGTAAAAATGATTACCCAGATTTTAAAGTTACACAAAAAGTATCAAGATTTAGTGTTGGTGAAAAATTATTAGCTTTTGTTGGATCTTCTTATGTTCCAGTTGAACTTACAATATCTGAATCTTCAAATGAATTAATAAAAATTGCAGAAGAAGTTCCTGGTGCATTTAATTTAGTTGCTGGACAATTAATTAAAGGATTTGTATCTGGTAATATAGCAACTATTAATACAATTTCAAAAAATAGTGGTTTATTTGAAATAAATTATTCTCTTAGAGAAGATCAGGGTTGGACTGACAATATTGGTAAACTTAATCAAGATTATCAAGTAACACCAGATAACGACTATTATCAAAATTTATCTTACAGTGTTAAAAGTCCAATAACATATGAGGACTTAATTAATCCAGTAAATAGGTTACTTCATACTTCAGGTCTTAAGAATTTTGCTGATGTTGGCATTACATCTACAACTAGTGCTGGTGTTACTACATCAAGTTTCACTGATGTTCTTGCACTTGATTTTATAGATCAAAAGAGAGTAGATACAATTAATAATTTTGATTTTGCTCTAGATGTTGATACTTTTGGTGGTAAGTCAAAATTCCTTAAATTAAAAAATACAAAATTATCACCATATATTGAATGTAGAACAAATAGAGTTTTAGAAATTGACGATATTAGTAGATTATTCTCTAATACTGCATCATCTTTAAGTCAATTCTTAGACTTAGCAATTAACACAAGATATGCAACATTCTTAATTCAAATAAGAAATCCAAACAATAGTAATACACAGATATCTGATGTAATTTTATATAAAGAAGATAAAAATGTATTTACAGCAGAAAGAGCAAAGATTCATACTACACCATCAGAACTTGGTGAGATTGTAGGTGAGATTGATACCTCTGGTGATATTAGTATAAAATTCACACCAGATGATCCAGAAAATAATGATTATGATTTAAAAATATTAGAAACAACATTTAATACTAATTTGACTGGTATTGGAACTCAATCTATTGGGTTTATAAACCTATCTGGTATCAATACTACAGTAGCAACAGCTTCTACTTCTTTAATAATATCAACAGATATCAATAATACTGATGCATTCTTTGCTTCAGTTGAAGTAAATAATGTTACAACAGATGAAACTAATTTCGTTGATTTATATTTAACACATGATGGCACAAATTCCTTTATATCTGAGTTTTATGCAGACACTGAGAATGGTTCAACATCTAACTTTATTGGTACTTTTACGTCAAGTATTGATTCTAATATTTTATCATTAAACTTTGAGAATGATCAAGCAAATGAAGTTTTAGTAAGATCAAGAGTTATTGGTATAGGAACAACAGCTGCAGGTATAGGAACATATAGATTTAAGTTATCTGGACAATTGGATGGAACTGAAAGAACCAATAAATTTGAATCTAATTTCTCTAATGTTTCAACAGCATCAACTATTGCAACATTTACTGAAAATATAATATCATCACTTCAAGGTTTTGTTAGAGTTTCAAGTGGTTCAACAAGTGCACTTCATAGAGTTTTAGTTGCTCACGATTCAACTGATACTCATACAACCCAATATCCTTTCTTATCAATAGGAAGTACATCTGGAATTGGAACGTTCTCATCAACAATTGTAGGTAATGATTTAAATCTTAACTTCCACCCAGATCCATTATACAGTGGTGGAACAAATAGTGTACAAGTACAAACATTTACAGAAGCATTCTATTCTGAAACTGATCTATTAAATATACCACCTGATTTACAGTATGGAACTGTTACTGAATCATTATCAGTTGCTCAATATGATGCTATTAATGGAACAAGATCTAATAAAACAAGTTTTGCACTTCAAAGTAATTCAAAACCAATATTCCAAAAACAATTTAATCCATCAGATGTAGCAACTTTAGATCCATCAACTGGTATATTCACAATAGTTGATCATTTCTTTGAAACTGGTGAAAGATTGGTATATTCACCTGGTTCAACATTTACAGGAATATCATTGTCAGGTATTGCAACTGCTGGTGGCACATTACCTGCAGAAGTATATTCAATAAGAATTGATAAAGATACATTTAAAATTGCAAAAACTCGTCCAGATGCATTAGCAGGAGCAGCAGTTACATTTACAGGAACTGGAACTGGTAATGCTCACGAATTTGAAATGGCTAAGAAGAATGAAAAAGCATTATTATCAATTGATGGTGTCATTCAATCTCCAATTGCGTTTACACCAATTACAACTAATTTAGAATATAACATTACAAACAGTGCAACAACATTTAGTGTTACTGGAATATCATCTATTACTTCAGATGATATAATCAAAGTTAACAATGAATATATGAAGATAACTAATGTTGGTTTAGGAACCACATCAGTTGGACCTATATCAGAGTCAGGTTCTGTAAACTTACTTGTCGTTGAAAGAGGTGCAATAGGATCTGCTGCTACAAGTCATAATTCAGGTAATCCTGCAAGACTATATTCTGGTGGATACAATATAGTTGATAGCACTATTCATTTTACAGAACCACCAAGAGGAACTAATACAACCCAGAAAACACCTTCAAATCTTGATCCTGTTAGATCTAAATTTAATGGTAGAGTTTATCTTAGACAAGATTATACTACAAATACCATTTTTGACGATATATCCGATAGTTTTACAGGCATTGGAGTAACATATCCAATTAAAATTGGAGGATCAAATACCACAGGTATACAGACAGGAAGTAGTATACTTCTTTTAAATGGAATCTTCCAAACACCATCTACATTTAATAACTTAGGTAATAATTACGAATTCTCAGAGTCTGGTAGTGCAAGTAATGTTGTATTTACAGGAATTACATCATCCAATGGAACAAAAATTGTAAGTGATGTAGATGTAAATCAAAATCAATTACCTAGAGGTGGTGTAATTGTATCATTAGGATCTACTGGTGGATTAGGTGTTGCAAACTTAGCACCAGCTAAAGTTAAACCAACTGTAGGTGCTGGTGGAACAACAATAGTTGGTATCTGTGGAATAGCTACCACAGGAGATGCTTTGGGTATACAAACTGTTTCCTTTAATAATACTACAGGTCAATTAGAAGTCACTACAACTAAGAAACATAAATTTAGAGAAATAAATGAATTTGTTAGATTTGATGGATTGGTATTTAACCCAACATTAACAATCCCATCTAATAAATCCTTCAGTATAACTGGCATAACATCAGAAAAAACATTTACAATTGATGTTGGAGTAAGTACACAGACTCATGCTTATGTTGGATCGGGAACAGTATTTGAATATTTCCCAGATTTATCATTTGGATCTGGATATAGAAATCCAGTTTCTGTTGCTGTAACTGATATTGCATATGAACATAAGTTTGTAAGT